GGATATAATAAAGTAGCTAAGTTTTTCGGTAAGGAACAGCTTGGAAATCCTTTTGAAAATATTGGGAACAGCCTAGATAAATTTAAAAAAGATCTTCCCCAAGTAAAGACACAGATGAAAGGCTTTGGGGAGTCTATGCGAGAAAGTGCACTAAAAGCTGCAGGCGCATTAGGATTCCTAAATGAACAAGTAAGTGGAGAGGCCTCAGGAGGGGCTGAAGGAGGAGGGGATGAAGGGTCTGAAGGAGGAGGTGGTGATACTGGAATAATTCAGAATATTAATAAACTAAAAGAGGCCAGCAATAGCTTTGCTATGTCCATCTCGGATAGTTTTGCTTCTGGCTTTGCAAACGCTGTGACCAGTGGAGAAGGTTTTTTAAAATCAATGAGTGAAATATTTAAGGGGATAGCCAAACAGATCGCTGCCATGATTATAAAAGCTTCAGTTTTAGCTGTATTATTTCAATTTACAGGATTAGGTAACATGCAAGCAGCGGCAGACGGAGCGACAGGATTTAAAGACCTATTGGCTTTAGGATTACAAGGAAAGGCAACCGGTGGGTCAGTTTCCAGAAATTCGCCATATATGGTGGGAGAAAAAGGCCCGGAGATGTTTATGCCTAATTCAAGCGGAACAATAATACCAAACCATAAACTAAGCGGCGGAGCTGGTGATGCTGTTATCCCTGATGTAAGAATATCGGGAAACGACTTATTAATCGTATTTGATAGAGCAGAACGTAGAAAAAATAGAAGGTAAAGGCATGGGGTCATTCGGAAAGTATAGAGATACTATAATTAAAGGTGAAAAGGGTACTGATTGGTATGTAGAAATTCATAAAAAGGATTTCTCAGGATCTTCTACTGATATGACTTTAGCAGGTGAAGGCTTCCAAATAACTTGGAACGGACAAGGATCAACAAGAGATCGAATATTTTTAGGGTCGGAATGTGTAATAAGTCTTATGGTTCGAACCGATACTGACGAGACTGATTTATACGATATATTAGATGCAGGATTTAAAGAATACTTTATCAGAATCTATAAAAACTCTGTAAGCACATCAACAATATGGTGGTACGGATGGATTCAACCATCATTCGATACAGTAGAAAATGCTCCATATCCTTACATTTCTCAAATTACAGCGACCGACTCATACGGATATTATCAAAAACAACTTTTTTCTACCTTTAGCAGCGAAGAACAAAAGCAAGACAACCATAGCCTTGCGAGAATATATTTAGATTTCTTACACAATACAGATTTAGCAGCAGTCAATTTAGTCGAAAACCCTGATTTCTTAGCATATAAAGGATGGAAGTTGTTTTCAAATGATGTTATTGCAAACGGATTTCTTACAATAAACGGACAAACAGGAAGCCGGAAATCAATATCTTGTGAAGGTGATACTTTAATTGTAGGCAATACTTATGAGGTTAATATATTAGTTCAATCTAGAACTTCCGGTACATTAACCGTAATTGATGGCGGTAGTGGATCAACAATCGGGTCAATAACCTCTACAGGATTAAAGACTTTTACTTGGACTCAATCCGCAGCTAGTGGAGGTAAAGGGCTTCACCTTTACACAAACAACAATTTTGTAGGTGTATTGAGTTACGTTACAGTTCATCAAACTGAGGATTTACCTTGCCCTAGTGGTGTGAATTTTATACAAACAGCTATAGACTGGCACACCGCAGCCGACCAAGGTGTTGTTACTGATGATGCAAGTAAATATTATATTTGTAAAGGTGCTTTCGCTACTAACACAAACTTTCCTTTTGAATATAAAGAATCAGACGCTTTTCAAGAAGCGTTAAAGATATTTAACACAGTAGGATTCTTAGCAGAAGGTAAATACAACTTTATACAACCGAATCATTACATAGGCACTACAAACGGTGGAAATATTTTTTACCCTTACAATAGCGAAACTTATACCGCAACTTCATCAAGTCAAACAAATCTATGCGAAATAAATCAATCGAGTAATGTTTTACTTGGTGGATCAAGTTTCACCTACGAAGCTCCGTTTAAATCAGTAAGTACTGTTTTCACATCAGTAGGTCAAGCGTTTAATTTACCTTCAGGGGTTGATTTAACTGATTTTGATTCAGATGATGATTATGTTTATGGCGGTCAAATTGTAGCTAATCAAGATTATGATCTGGATTGGTCATCCACTTATATTGAAAAAATACCTAAAAGTAATATAGATACCTTAATTGGAGCAACGCATAGCATTAACTCAATACAACAAAGCTTTCATTCTTATGTAACTATAAAAGCGACAACCGCAACAGGAGAAAAATATTTGACTTTAGATTCAAACGATAATTTAGAATGGTCGACTAATCAAAAAAGAATAGTTTTATCTAGAGGGCTAAATAGGAATCCCGCAACAGGGCCATACAATAGTTTATTTAGCTCATCTTTTAATCAAAGCACTTGTGAAGGAGCTTATAAAAATAATGGAGTATTTGGGCCTGCCGCTTACCTAGATTACAAAAACCCTGATAATATTATACTGGTCACGCAGCCAAGTACTCAAAATGATAATAAATATACATTTAGACAGCATTTAAAATTTAAGGTAAAAATACCACAACTGTCAAGTACAAGTTCTGTATTTGTTAAAGTTGATACTGATTTAGCAGTTTTAGCTTACAATCCGGGCGGACAAGGTAGTACTTACTCTATAAACCCATCAAGTACAGGGGTCACAAAAGAATCAACATCTGGCGGCATAACTTTAGAGGTGGAGGAAACAACCTCACTATCCACTAACGAAGCCAGATTCACAGAGACAAGCACAAGCTCAACTTCAACAGAGAATTTTAATTTAGATGACGTTCTTATTGGTGTTACTGAGTCAGATGCAACCTATTCAATTACAGACATAAACAACGAAGCAGTAACTGAAAATCTTTACAGAGGTAGCAATCAAGTAGAGGGAGAGGTAGCTACACAGTTATTAGTAAAAGAGTTTTTAGAAATGCAACAAAGCCCACTTCAAATATTGCAAGGAAGCATTCAAAGTGCTAATATATCCCCTTTAGATATAGTTAAGTACAAACTAAATAGCAATGCCGCTGCAGCAAAATACTATATGTTCTTTGGTGGTACATTTAAGGCTAATAGTGAGATTATGGAAGGTGAATGGTTTAGAATAAAAGGAGACTAAGATATGGCTAAAAGTTTGAAAAGATTATCTAGTGATGTATCTTCAATAAGTTCGGCAGTTAAAAATGTCAATTCAACATTTTCAGACTTTCTAAATGAACAAGCGTATGGAGTTGTTTCTCAAGAGATCCCTAACGTAGATAGTAGTGGTAACCCTTTAGCTATTGGTACGATATATCTTGAAAATAATATGAAGGGTAAGATTCTAAAGCACTCCAAAATTGTTTTAACATTCCCTGATGGGTCCAACCCTTTAATAATACCCAACGATATAGGTAATCAGCCGGGAACAAATTTGAATGAATTTGTGGTAAGATTTGCAGCAGCAGGTGCTGAAGTATTTCCTGAAACATCTTACCCAGTTGGATCGCTTATTTTAGGATTAGATTACGAGGCAAATACGGTATTAGGTGCAGCCGGTGGAGCAGATGCTACTGGTGATGATGTACAATATTATTATGGTGGTGCTTTAGCAGGCTCATCAAATACTAATTCAGAGGGTGGATCTCCTCACGACTTTAAATTCAACCGTGCTTCGGGTGTTGTAACAGCTCAAGGCTTTGCAGGAGACGGCTCTGCCTTAACTAATTTACCTGCTACTAGTCCAGGCGGAGCTAACAATCAAGTGCAATTTGCATACAATGGAGCATTTACCGCTGATTCTGATTTCTCATTTAATCAGTTTAGCAATATTTTAGATGTATCAACGGTAAGAGCAGAGAATGCTACCGCAGGTATTTACCTATCAGCAGGTAGTCAATATATGTACCTCACTCCTGTAGACTTTATAGCTACTGCTAGTAGTTCATCGAATGGGTTTATTAGTAATGATGGAGCTAGGTTAGGTATCGTTTCTGGACAAACCTATTACGCACAATTCCAAGTCCCTAAAGGCTATAAAGTAAATTATGTAGATTTAAAAGGAAGTGCAAACTATTCTTTTTATATCTACGCAAGTTCTTACAGTTCGGGTACTCAAGTATACAAAGCAACAGGAACAATAAACACCCCTTTAACGCTTTTAAGTTATCAGCAATTAATAGGGTCAGCAGGTGATTATTTTACTTTAAAAGTAACACCGTCGGGATATGGTAATTACATTTATGGCTGTCAAATAGGATTGATAAAAACATGAAAATGCTAACAGATACAACTAAAATCAGCCTGATAAATAGCACAGCTATAGGCATAAGTATGTCAGATATTGAACTCACTTTGCGGATCATTTCCCTTATTGCTGCCATTATTTATACTATTTATAAATTTTATAAAGAATATAAAAATGAACAACTTTAGGGCAGTATTGACAAGGTTATCAGACAACGGAACGCAAACACTAGGCCGGTTGGTTTTGTACAATAATCTGGATGATGTATTCAATTGCACGACTTTAGAATTGTCATTTAATGCAAACTTGAAAAATATTAGTTGTATTCCTACAGGAACATACAAGGTCACTCCTAGATATAGTAAAAAATATGACAATCACTATCTTGTTAATGATGTAATTGGTCGGGATTATATATTGATCCACGTAGCTAACTATTACTATGATTTAAAGGGATGTATTGGAGTGGGTTCTGATTTCTACGACATCAATAAAGACGGAGAGCATGATATAACTTCTTCACGGTCAACCCTTAAAAAATTAAAAGAATTAGCACCGGATGGATTTGAGCTTATCATTATATAATTAATATGTATATATTAAATTAATTTTATATATTTATAATTCACCAAAATAAATATTATTATGACTATAATTAAATCAATAACTTTGGCTTATGATTTAATCTGGGAAAAATCAAAAGATCATTTTGGATTATACAAAAATGTAAAATTTAGAATAATTAAACGACACTGTAAAGATTGTAAAATGTTAACAGTAAACGATGATGATACTCAATTATATATAAATTATTGCTCTAAGTGTGGTAAGGATGATATTGATACAACCAATTTAGTACAAACTTGGAGTTTTAAAAAAAAATAAATCCTTTTTTTCTTGACTGGTGTGTTTAATTTTGTAAATTTACAATGTTAAACGCCAATAAATTTAGTTCTTTGACTTACTAGCCTCCTCCATATTTTTAGATTTTAAACTCCTTTGTTGGAGTATTTTTTTAGTCTAATTTGTCCTATAATATATATTATGTATTTGCTAAGTAATTGATACTTAGTTTTTTAAGGTGCATTTGGGTAATAATTAGCTAAAAAATTCCAATTATTTAAAATGTTTTATAAATTAGTAAACTAATTCATTGACTTTTGTTTTGAAAACATACAGTTTAGACAAATTAATTTCTCAAGATTTACGCACTAAAAAGTGGTACTTTTTTCACGGTTTAGATCGTGAAAATAGTAGAGTTTTTTTTAAAAACAAAAAGACCGCAGATAACTTTTTAAGATACGCCAACAAATTCACAAGGATTATGTACGTACAAACAAATCAATTATACACGGATGTATTTGTGATTTGGCGAAGTGTTTACATGCAGTATTCTAAAACTGACAAAGATTTTAAATTTATCAAAGAACTAATTGAAAGTATAGAATTTCAATTTGATCGTTGGAGCAAAAATCACTGTTTAAGTTTAGACTCCGCTACATTTGTGATCAATGCTCCTGTAAAGATTTTAAACATCATCAAAGAAGTAATTATTGTTCTTCGCAGATACGGTAAAAAAAACTCTAATACTTCAATGATTTATCAATTAGACTCTAAGATCACTTATTTAAATTTCTTATTGTCTCAATTTGTGGATTTTGATAAATACACATCCAAATCTTCAGAAATCACTAAAATAATCAATTTACCTATTTTAAGGATGGTCGCTAGTTAGTCAGGTTAAAACCTACTAACATGAAAAAAATAGACTGTATTCAAATCCTTAAAACACAAAGGTCAGAATTAGCTGCCGCACTTACCTTGCAGCTAGTTAGAAACATTCAACAACACGACAAGGATTCCACCGAAGCCCTTAGAAATGCGCTCAATTTAAACGGATTACTACTTAAAAAGTTTAAGGATGAGACTAAAGACTAAGAGCGAAACCGTGCAGATACTTCTGGAAAACTACCCACATCTTCGAGACGATGATAATAGATTGATTGCGTCTGTATGGAAGATTGAACTCAGAAAAAAAGACTTAACAGCAATAGATTTCTTGCAACTATACGCATCTAAAAATGTGAGCAATGCCGAATCCATCAGACGATGCAGGCAAAAGCTGCAGGAGTTACATCCCGATCTAAGAGGTAAGAAGTACAACCTTAGACACAAATCACAAACTCAAATTAAACAACAACTTAAAAACTGGTAAAATGAACAAAACAAGCAAAGTAAAAAGTGTACAAGCTAATGGAACTTGGGAAGGTACTTATGGAATCATGTATAAATTTGAAATTTCTTTTGATAATGGTGATGTAGGTGAATACTCATCTAAAAATGAAGATCAGAATAAATTCATACAAGGCCAGGAGATAGAATACATATTCACAGGAGGAAACTATCCTAAAATCAAACCAGTATATACACAACCATCACCGGCAAACTTTTCAAATAAGAGCGAGGAAACTTCTTTAAAAATTGCAAGGCAAAGCAGTCTAAAAGTGGCCTGTGACCTTTGTATAGCATCCGGGGAAATTGAAGATTTATTACCTATGGCTGAAAGACTAACTAAGTGGGTAATGAGTGGAAAGATATGAAGCAGCCAAAACTAAAAAGAATATTTCTCACCAGTGGAACAAGGTGCAGAAACGTAGAGACTGAAAAAGCTTACGCAATTAAGCTATTTAGACAAAACGTCTTTGTTTCAAAAAAGTGTTGTGTAATGCAGAAAATTACACATGACCGGTATAGATGGACTTTAGATATTCCTACTTGGATGATTGAAAAAAATGAAGATTTAGAAGATGCAGTCATATACATAGAGGATCTGAATGAGTGGTGTGAAAATATAGGAAAGAAAACGATCTCAAAAATTGATAAGTATTTAAGCAAGTACGAAGATGAAGAATAAGCGCAATAAATTAATGACAGTAACGAATTACGCTAAACAAATAGGCGTAAGCAAACAGGGTGTGTATAGGAGGGTTAAGGATAAAACTATTCCGCATAGATACATAGACGGTGTTCCATTTATTAAAGTAAACGAAAATAAATGAAAATACTTAATTTATATTCTTGTCTTGGTGGAAATCGGTACAAGTGGGATGAAGTAACAGATGTAGAGGTTACAGCTGTTGAATGGGATGAGGAACTCGCAAGACTGTATCAAGAGAGATTCCCAAACGATACGGTAATCGTAGCAGATGCACATCAGTATTTATTAGACCATTACCAAGAGTTTGATTTTATTTGGACATCCCCACCTTGCCCAACGCATAGCAGAGCCAGGTATTGGGGAATTGGTGCAAATGGGAAAAACCCTGTATACCCAGATATGAATTTATATCAAGAAATAATATTCTTACAAACTCATTTTAAAGGTAAGTTTGTTGTTGAAAATGTAATCCCATACTATGAGCCATTAATACCATCACAAAAAAGAAATAGACATCTGTATTGGACTAATTTTAACTTACCGAATATTCTTTCAGATAGGGATGCAAAAATAAGTCAAGGAACAAATGAAGTTAAAAAATTATCTGAATTTCACCAATATGATTTTAAAAAATACAAAGGAAAACAATTAACTAATAAAATAGCAAGAAACTTAGTAGACTACCAGGCAGGGAAAACAATTTTACAAACAGCTTTAGGAATAGTAAAACAAGAAAACGTAAATCAATTAAGTATACTATAATGCAGCGAGATAGTTTCATATTTTACCGATCATTTTTTGAGGCTACAAAGCCATTAAACAAAGAGCAAAAAGCAGACTTATACGATTGTATTTGTGGCTATGCTTTAGGCAATGAATTAGAGCCAATAAATGACCCTATTCTGGAGGCAATGTTCTCACTTATAAAACCACAATTAGAGGCTAATTTAAAACGCTATAAAAATGGTTTAAAAGGAGCAGAACATGGCAAAAAAGGGGGGAGGCCTAAAACCCCAAAAAAACCCCTAACTAACCCCAAGCTAACCCCTAATGTAAATGTTAATGTAAATGATAATGTTAATGTTAATGAAAATGATAATGAAAATCTAAATGTAAATAAGAATAAAAAGAATAGTAGGGGAGTCGCATTTGCTCCTCCGACTCTAAAAGAAATAGAAGATTTATTTAAAACAAAAATAATAAACCCAGAAAAGGCTGCTTTAGAAGCTGAGATATTTTACAATTTCTACGGATCAAAAAATTGGATGATAGGAAAAAGTAAAATGAAAAGCTACAAAATGGCTGTAGGTGGATGGATTTCAAGAAAAAAACAACAAGAAAATGAAACTAAAAGCACAAGTAAAGAGCAACGAATTAAGCAATTACAGGACTCATCAGACCGCAACTTTGGAGTTGTCTTATAGTAAAGAGCCTAAGGTAAGAGATTTAGCTAAGAGCAAACCGGAACTAATTATACAAACCATAAACTATCTCTATGTATTGTTATCAGTAAAGGAAGATAATAGACTTAACGAAATAGAAGAGAGTGTTTTAAATGGATTAATACTTACATCCTTTAAAAACTACTCATTAAATGAGATAAAACACGCTTTTAGACTAGCATTAAAAGGGGATATAGATGTAAAACTGTACTCAAAGCTAGATGCCATTACATTAAGCGCAGTAATGAAGCAGTACAAAAAGCACAAAGAAAAGACGTTAAAAGAAGAATTGAACAGGACTAAAACACCTATCGCTTTAAATGAGGACCAAAAGAAAGCCATAGAGAGCGAATTTATAGATTTATGTGTAAGTACATACCTAATAGAAAGAAAGTCTATTAAATCGCCTAATATAAGCAATGAATTATATCAGGTTTACAAATATTTCTGGAAACTAGGAAAGATAAACCTAACAAATGAAGAGGTAGAAATGTACAAAGAACTAGCACTAGGGTACTGGAAGCAGGAATTAAAAGAAATGAGATTAAAAGGATCTAAGCTTAAATTAAATACTCCGATGCCTACCTCAAGGCAAAAAGTAATAGCTGCCTGTTTAGTGCTGTATGACAAAATAACCCCAGCACAGAAGTACTGAGGTTACAACCTAAAAACACTGAGAAAAAAATATCTAATAAAGATAGAAATTATCTTCAAAATATACAACAAAATGGCTCAAAATAACCCCTATTATTACAACGAAGAAGGATTACAAACTCACGTTATTAATTTCCTTAAAGAATTTTATCCAAAAGTCAAATATTGCGCATCATTGGGGGGCATAAGAACAGGCTTAAAACAAGCAAAAAAAGCTAAAAGTACAGGATATGTAAAAGGCTTTCCTGATCTACAAATAACAGAGGCCAGAGGCGGATACTTTGGGCTATTCATTGAACTTAAATTTGATAAACAGTGCTATATGTCTGGATACCAAAAAGATTGGATAAAGGACTTAGAAAAAAGAGGCTACCAAGCAGTTTGCTGTAAAGGTTACGAGCAGACAATAGAAACCATAAATAAATACTTACAACAACATGAAACTAAGCAAATTATTAAAAGAGATTGTTAAAGGAATCATTCCGGCCTTACCCTTTGGTAACGCTATACAAACCATTAGCGACAACATCAAAGAAGATGGCTATACACCTACAGGGCGCATCAACTACCCTAAGCTAATAATGTACACAATCACCGGACTAATTGTACTGGGCAGGTTATTAGGTCTCATAACCAACGAAGATGTGTTGACATTAATTGCAACACTAGAAACATTAGACTGATGCCTAATATTCCAAACAAGAACAGGAATACATACAGGGTCAAGGCTCGGCAGACTTATCTAAAAGATAAAGAGAGAGCTTTCAAAGGAATCGATACAAGCAACGCAGTATTTTACAACTCCAGAACATGGAGGAAGTTAAGGCTCATGATTCTACAGCGTGACCCACTATGTAAGATATGCGATCAGTTTGGAAGAATAGAAAGCAGCGTAGTATGTGACCATATACTACCGATTAATAAAGGGGGAGCGAAGTACAACCCGGATAATTTACAGGGATTATGTACACGATGCCACAATGCTAAATCTGCAAAAGATAAGTAATAGTATTGGGAGGGGGGTCTCAATATCTAGAGCAATTAGTCTGTACATCGCCGCTCTCCCACTTTCTTTTTATGCATGCAAAATTGGAGATTATGATAGAGAGATATATTTATTTATGAAAGGAAGACCACCAAAACCGACAAGGCTAAAAGAAATGGCCGGCACAGATCAGCCGTGTAGAATATTACCTAACGAAATGGAGGTCAGTAGATTAGTAAACATTCCTAATCCACCAATGCACCTTAGTGATCAAGGATTAAAGGAGTGGGATGTTATCACTATGGAATTGCATAGTAAACAAATGCTTCATTTGGTTGATTTATCTTTAGTTGCTGCCTATTGTAATGAAATGGCTTTGTACATTGAGACAGAGCGAACACTATTAAAAGGTAGGATAGATGAGTTTTATAATGAGGAGGGAATCCTGATAAGAAGACTTGCAAAACCAGAGCAAAAGATTAGCAAAGACGCACTTGCTGCAGCTTTAAAATTAGCGGCTCAATTTGGATTAACTCCAAGCGCACGAACAAGGATAAGCATGCCGAACCAAACCCCTAAAGTACTAGAGATTTGAAAGAACAAAAGTATTATTTTGATAAAGAAGCAGCAGATAAATCGGTAAGATTCATAGAGAGATATTTAACTCATGCAAAGGGGGAGCTAGGAGGGAAGCCTTTTATCCTAGAGGACTGGCAAAAGAATGAAATTATACACCCGATATTTGGCATGAAGCACAAGGATACAGGTTTAAGAAGATACCGGACTGCTTTCATATTTTTACCACGTAAAAACGGCAAAAGCACACTAGCCGCAGCAATAATATTGACCCTTATGTTTGTAGATAATGAGGTAGGTGCTGAGTATTATAGCGCCGCAAACGACAGAGAGCAGGCTAAACTAGTATTTGACTGTGCTAAGAGTATGGTTGAAAATAGCAAGGACTTAAGCACGTACCTAGAAGTCTTTAAAAACTCACTTGTTTATAATGCAAAAGGATCATTTTATAAAGCTATTTCCAGAGAGTCGGGAACAAAGCACGGTTTTAATGTAAGCGCAGCCATCTATGACGAACTCCATGCAATGAAAAGCGGTGAGGCTGAGAATTTATACCAAGTATTAGAGACAGCTACAGGAAGCCGGCGAGAGCCTCTTATGATAGCTATTACTACGGCAGGATTTGACACAGCCAGCGAATGTTATAAAATGTATTCCTATGCAAAGCGTGTACAAGAAGGTAGTGTTGTGGATGATGCTTTTTTACCGGTTATATACGAGGCAGATGTAGAAGATGACATACAAGACCCCAAGACATGGGCCAAAGCAAACCCTAATTATGGCATTTCTTTAAAAAAGGAATACATGAAAAGGGAGGCATTAAAGGCGGCAACGCTTCCCAGTTATGAAAATATATTCAGACGGCTGCACCTTAACGAGTGGACGGGTTCGGATGTTAGATGGATTAGCGATGATTTATGGACTGCCTGCGATGATACTATAGACGAAAGCAAGTTAATAGACTACCCATGTTGGGGGGGCTTAGACCTTGCAAGCGTGAGAGATTTAACAAGCTTAGTGTTGATCTGGAATGTTGATGATAAATATATATATAAACATTGGACATTTGTCCCCGAAGATAAGGTACATCAACGATCAGGTGGTAAAGATGGGGTAAGTTATTTAGAATGGAGTGATATTTTAGAAATAACAGCAGGGAATGTGACCGATTACGACTACGTACAAGTCAAATTGATGCAACTAAATGAGCAATATAACATTCAAAGTATAGCCTTTGACCGGTACAACTCTAGTCAATTGGTGCTTAATTTAATAGATGAAGGCTTTAAAATGTCCCCATTTGGGCAGGGATTTGTAAGTATGAACCCACCAACAAAAGCCTTAGAGGCTAAAATACTACAAAAAGAGGTTGTTCACAATAACTGCCCAGTCCTAAGGTGGCAAATAGGAAACGTTCAACTAGGACAAAATAGTGCCGGAGATGTCAAGCCTGTAAAAGACAAAGCCAAAGATAAAATTGATACAATTGTGGCGATGATTATGGCCACAGGCGAGATGCTATTTAGTGAAAGGGAAAAGGTGAGTGTTTACAATAGTAAACGAGGTTTTTTAAGTATTTAAACCCTTGATTATTAGGTATATAATTAGTAAATTAGGGATTGAAATAAACCTAATTTATGCCCTTCGACTTGCTTAATATTTTTTCTTCTAAAAAAGGAAAAAGCGAAAAGAGAAATTTTGATTTCACAGATTTCTCACTTTTAAATGGTGCGCCTGTTATTAATGAGCAGGCTGCACTTACCTTTTCAGCAGTATATGCTGCGTTAAGAGTTATATCCGAGACGATCGCACAGCTTCCATTAAACTATTACAAGAAAACAGACAAAGGTCGGGAGGTCTACAGTGATAGCCCATTGTTCACTCTAGTTAATAGCGAACCGAATACTTTAATGACAAAATACACATTCTTTGAAACTTTTGTCAATACACTATTATGTTATGGTAACGCTTACGCTTACATCGAAAGAACACAAAGAGGTTTACCGATCTCTCTTAAATTAGTACATCCGGACGATGTAAAAGCCGAATTAATTGAGGATAATCTGGTCTATAATGTCAAAGGTATAGAGGGAAATATTAGCGCAACAGACATGATTCATGTGCTAGATATGTCTTTTGATGGGATTACAGGACAGAGCAGAATATCCAAAGCAAAGGATAATATAGCTTTAGGCATAGCAGCACAAAAATACGGGAAGGAATTTTTTGAATCAGGCGCAAAAATTAGTGGCGTATTGATGCATCCGGCAACATTAGGCGGTGACGCATTGCAGAACCTCAGGGAAAGCTGGCGGCGAACTTTTCACACAGGAGTAGGAGGAAAATTTGAAACCGCTATTCTTGAGGAAG